GACCGATTCCGGTTCAAGCGCACTGTCTATGGCGGCGCTGGTGAGGTTGGCCAAGGCGGTACCTGTGTCCCACCAAGCTCTCGGATGGAGGCCAAGGGAATATAACACGTTCCCGGCTTGCCGCTCCCGTGCCTCAAGCGGCGTTTCATCGCGCCGGACTCCGGCCTCTGCAGGGTTTGTTATGGCGTCGTAAACTGCATAGCCGCCCAAAGCAGGGCCGAGGACGCCCACAGGAACCGGAAGGCGCACACGCCCGCGCGATGCTGCGGCCTTTGCGAAAAAGTCATCGAGCGCCATTCGCAGCTTGCCTGGCGACATGGTCGCATCGATATCCGGAAGCTGCTTGGCAAAGCTGTATAACTTGTCATTAGCGACCTTTGGCAGGTGATCGCGCAGCTCCTCAAATTGGCCGGCTTTCGTACCAGACTTTAATTTGATGCCCCAGTGATCGGCGGCTACGCGCGGTAATTCGTAGTTGCGCAACCCCCTTAGCGACTGTGCTTCTTCCGCCGCAACCGCCTCTTGTGCCGGTGAAACCGGCTGTGGCTCCGCATTCGATCGAGGCAAAGCCTGTTGCGGAGCGCCCTCCGGCACCGTGGCCGTCTCGCTTAGCGGCTGCACACGGCCGTGTGCGCCCGCTGGGCGGCGATCCATCCCTTCTTTAACAGCGTCCGCAGTTGGACCGGCCAGCACAACATTTTCCGGGACTGCGTTAAGGTTGCCGCCGCCCAAAATCGCGTCGTGAATTTTCGCCATAGCCACGGCATCTGCGGCTGGCACGGCTGACGTGTCCTGGAAGATCTTCTGGCCAAGCATCCCGGCACCGAACCCAATCTCAGCAGACCCAAGGCCGCGTGCAGATTCTTGTCCTGTTTCATTTGAAATCTGCGGAGCGGCAGCACGAGTGCCTAAGCCCATTGCAATGAATGCCGCCGGCACCAGATAGGGCGGCCATGCGCCTCGACCGCCGCTAAGTAATCCCAGACTCTTTGCGGTCTTGCTGATCGCTTCCGGGCTTAAATTCTCAAGCTGAGAAGCTAACGCACTCGCTTGCTGTGCTCTGTAAAGCGCACGGGCGTCTAACCGCTTATCCAGCGCATTCGCGCTACTATGTCCTAAGAGGTAGCCGAGGCCAGCGGGTACAGCATTGATGCCGATCTGACGGAACTGCTCATAAGGGGATTGCGCCGAGATCTGACTATCTATGCGGCCGATCTCATCGAGGATCGCCCTTCGCCTGTCTTGTGCCTTGCCACGCTCGATAACGCGCGCATTTATCGTTGCGCGACCGGCATCGATATCCGGCTGGCTGTACCGCCCGCGCATAATCTGGTCTTGTTCCGCCTTCGTGTACAGCTCCGGTACAACGATGCTGTCATACTCTTTTTGGAGGTCAGCTTTTCGCTTTAGAAGGTCCGCCGTGTCTGTCATAGCAGTGTCTTAGTTTGGATTCAAGAACAAATGTAGAACAAGAGCTTAGCCCAAAATTAGAGTTGACCGTTAGCCGCTTTTGAGGTGTATTATTCTGACGTTTTTGAGGAGCCGGTTAAATGATTGAAATGGTCGAGATCCGTCCTGGAGAGTGGGTCGAGCCTGGAGAGTGGATCGCCCGCAAGAAGCCGTCAATCATCGATGAAATTGCCATTCATTTTGGAATTCTGAACACGATAGCATGCGCCATCGTGATCTTATGGGCGCTTTTTGGCTAATCCCCAACCACCAGCCCGCCAAGTTCGGGCGAATAACGCACCTTGGCCTTGGGGCTTATGCTGTTCACGATTTCACGGGCGCTGCGGGGTTTATCGCTGTCCTTATTGCCGGCGGTGCCGCTAGGCACAATGCCAGCTCCCAGCAGCGGGCCGGGGCGCATTTCCCAAGGCGAGCGTGCTGCGCGGACATCGGCTAGCCAATTCTGCCGCGCCGAGGCGGTCTGCGCATAGCGGTCCATCTTATTCAGCATCGGCAGTAATTCCGATGGCGTGGTTTCGGTCACGGCCTGTGCAGCATATTGCGCTTGTTTCTGCCCCATTTGATAGGCCAGGCGCTGCTGGACATGGTCGAGCATCTTCCACCAGCGCCCGGTGGCGGTATCGGCCGCCATGCGCATGGCCAGCATGGCATTATCCATGTCATTGCTCATCTCGGCCGTGCGCGAGCCGCCGGTGGTGAGGAAATTGGCGTTGCGGGTTGTAAGCCCCTCTGTCTTTAACCTATCGATTAAATGCTCGGCAATGCCTGGCACTTCGCGCTCCGGGAAAATGCGCCGGATCATGGCGTGCACATTCGGCGAGTTGAACTGCGCCACGGCGCTGGTGCCGTATTTCGGATCACCAACTTTCGAGGATAAGTTTTCAACGAAGCCTAAGCGGAACAGCGCGCGCTGCGTCGGCGACATTTGGTTATATTCCGCCAGGGTGTCGCGTGCGTTCGATGAGCCGAGCTTCGCAACCATATTGCGGCCAGCCTCCAACGCCTCGCTGCCGCCGTAACTGCCGCGCACCGAGGTGGTAATGCCGCGAAAATCCGGCACCAGTGGCTGTTGCGTTGGGCTGGGATTGGCCGGATCGAGCACCTCGAACAGGCGCCGGCGGATATTGCTCAGCGCTGTGCCTAACGTGCCATCGCTATTGAAGGCGGATTTCGCGCTAAGGCGCAACGACCGCTGGAAATAGTCCAACGCCTTCACTGGCAGCAGCACCGCATTCACATCTGGCGGCGTTGCGTCCGGGATCTGTTCTGGCTGGACAAGCTCGCCTTGCTTTGTGAGGCCGATTCCGCCGCGCGGGCGCGTGCCGAAGGTAAGCCCCAGCTCTTCGAAGGTGGGGATGCGCTCGCCTTCGCTTTCGGCCAGCATGCGCGCCTTTTCCCATTGGGCGCGCACCAGGGGCTGCGATAGGATTTCGGCAAGCTCCGAGTCTGGGGTTACGATGACGTCTGGCTGGCTGTAGAGTTTTTTGTAAAAGGCGCGGCGTTCCGCTCCCGCCTGCGTCAATAGGCGGTCAAGCGTGGCCTCGTAATTGCCAGGTTGCGCCGTTGACAAAATTGAAACGGCGCGGCCAGGCTGATCGAGCTGGCGATCGATAAGGGTTTGCCGCGCGGTGCCGTCCTCGGTAAGGGCCATGGCGGCGCGCCCGAAACGCGCCAAGGGCTGCGCTTTGCCTTCTCCTGCGATCTTGGCCGTGACGTCAAGCATGTTGAGCGGTGTCGGATTCTGTTCGCGGTATTTTGACACATAATCACGAACGGTTTGCGGGTGCAGGCCATAGTCTTTGGCGATATCGGTCGCCGCCTCGCCGCGAAGACCGCGGCTGATAATGTCCGCCAGATCCTCATCCGTAAAGCCGCGTCCGGAGAGATTGGCGCTTTTGGGCGGCGTGATTTCGGCACGGATGTCGGCTGGAGTTACGCCTGTGGCCAGCAACTTATCAGTGGCCTTGCGCAGCGCCGCCTCCTTCATGGCCGCTTCGCTGGCATTGTCGGTGAGTGCCTCATATCCGTATTTTAGCCCCTGACTGACGGCACCGCCAGTCCGGCCTAGCGCAGACGCAACGGCGGGAGCGCTAAAGGCCCCAGCAAGTCCGGCGATGGTTTCGCCAACCGGACCGGCGCCATGTTCACGGGCGAATTCCGTACCGGCGCCTGCGCCGGAGGAGGCAAGAGCATGTCCTAGCAGTTTGGGAGCCAATAGACCGGCGCGCATAAGAGCGCCCGTGGGCAACACATTGGCGCCAAACTGCTCACCAATTGCGCCGGCATAGCGCCCTGCGCCCGTGGATGGCTGTTCGCCTTCCGGCGTGCCGCCAATATTAAAGCGCGTGGCCAATGGCGGCGTTGCCAGTAGCGGCTCGTAGCCAGCCGCTTGCGCTATCGCATTGACGATGTGGTTGGGCAGGTAATAGAAGCTGTCAAGGCCGCGATTAAACCCCTGCGCCGCCTGGATGGCGATGTCGGCCGCTACGCTGCGTCCGCCCGGTTTTGCGTGTAAATGCGCGAATGGATCGCTATCGTCCGTGGTTTTGTAGAGGTGCGCGAAGGGATCGTCGGCCATATCTGCCCTAGCCCCTTAGAACACTGGTGGCCGGGAATTCGCTTGCGCAGCGTAGGGATCCTCCAAAGGCTTTACGCCCCAGGCTTTCAACTGCTCGTTAATGGTCGGTAAATCGACATTGCCGCTAGCGACGGATTTCTGTGCGCGCGCCCGCAACTCCTCGTCGGAATAGCCAGCAGGGCGCTCTTTTTTGATCTGCGGCGCAGAAGCGCTCTCCGGTGCCCCTTCAGGCGGTTCGACCAAATCTGCGGTGCGCGGGTCGCGGCTAAGGCGCGCATATCTATCGGCCTTGGTCTTTGGGTCCGGCTCGGCCGCGAAAATCTTGCGAATGATATTGCGTTCTTTGTCATTGAGCGATTCTGGCGGCGTCAGTCTACCTCCTGTAGCCTTGCGGTACTGCCCTTCGAAAGCGAGCATCTTCCCTAGCATCAACTCAACATTGGCGGCGTTGCCGGCGCGAATTGCCGATTTTGGTAACGAAGAGCTAACGTTCTCGCGTGCTTTCATGCGCTCTGCACCGGTGCCGACGCCGCCAACGAACGCCTTATCTAACTCGTTGCCAAGAGCATCCGCGTGGGTTTCGAATGATTTCAACGCTTCATTGCCGCCCCAGCGCTGCAAAAGATGATAAAGTGAGTTAGTTGGGATTGTGCCGGTATCTGTAACGGAGTCCAGAATGTCATTCAGCCCTTCGGCATGCTCTAGGGCTGTCTCGAAAGCGTTGAGCGACCTCTGCACGAATTTATTCGGATTTATGTATTCTTGATGGTACTTATACCACCCGGCATTGTATTGAGGTTCCAGTTCGCGCACCTTCTTCTGCACCGCGAGCGCCTCCGTGTCGCCGCGTGTGGCATTCGGCCACGGCTCCAGTCCGGCCGCGATGCGCTTGGCGCGCTCCGTTATAGCGTCTTCATCGGCTTTGCGCTTGGTTAGGGTATCGTTATACTCCTTGATCTTGCCGGCATAGGCCGCCATCAGCGCAGGTCCGGTCTTCGGATCTTCGAACATGGCCGTATCGAAGCCGTCGCGTTTGGCGGTATCAATAAATTGCTTCCATTGTTCCGGCTGCAGGTTCGGAATCTGCGCGATCTGTGCGCCGATTCCGTACAGCGAATTGATATCGTTGATATGGTCCTGCGTGAACCGGCGCGCCTGCGCATAATAGCCGTTCTTCAGCATGGTGTCGGCTGCAGCGTCATAGTCGCCATTGGCGATATGATTGCCGGCCTCGATATTCACATGCTTCTCGCGCATGGCATCGGCTTGCGCGTTCATGCCAGCGGATCGGTAATATTGCTCGGCAAGCAGATAGTCGCCATTCGCGATGGCGTTAGCAGCGGCCATGTTGGCTTCGTTCTGCTGCTGCCTCTGCATCAAGCCCTGAATGGTCTGCAACGCATAGGCGTTGGAGAGCACGTTGGGCAGGTATGGGTTCGCATAATCTGGCATTGCCGTTTACGCAACCGATGTTATCCAGGAGCCGCCCATTGCGCCGTTTATCGGGTCGACACCTGCTGTATTCACAGAGCCTAGCCCTCCGGACGGGCCAAGCGTGCTCAAGGTGTAGTAAAGCCCGGCGTTGTTGATTGCATTACCCAGCGCATTGCCTGCGCCCATAATGCCGGCGCCCTGAGCCGCGCCTGCGGCAGACAAGAAATTTCCGGCGTTGCTCGCGGCCTGCATGCCCTGTCCCGCTAAAGCGGTTCCGGCCGAGAGTCCGCGATTGGCGGCATTGCCAATATAGCCGATCTGCTGGTTTAGATAATTATCATATAGGTTCGCATTCTGAGCGTAGAGCGCATTTAGGGCATTGCCGCTAATACCGGCACCATATCTCCCAGCCGCCGCTAGAGTTTGCTGATTTGCGGCATTCTGAATGCTCGCCATAAACGGGTCTTGCGCCAGATTGGCAAGCGCTGCCGCCTGCGCCGAGGCGCCGTTGGCGCCAGACAGATCCGCATATCGGTTATTGGCGGATGTGCCCGTGCTTATGAAAGGCTGCAGAAGGTTAACGTTGTTCTGATACTGCTTATATTGGAGGTCTGCGGCATATTTCGCCGCATCCGCCTGTGCCTTTGCGCCTTCATACGCGCCGATGCCGGATACGGCTCCCCCGATGAGACCGCCGATAGCGGAACCGATGAAACTCACACCTATACTACCTTTTCGAAGTGCTTTTCAGTTTCGTAGTAGCCAGAAAGACTCAACAATTTTTCAGTACGGCTGTCGAAGCAGCTCATCAGGTAACGGCGCACACCTTTTGAGTGCCACCATTCCTCTGCCGCTTTCAGCACTTTGCGGCCATGGCCGGCCATACCAGGATGCGCACACCAGATGACCTTCGAGCCAACCAACTCGCCTGTAAGATAATGCTGTTGAACCATGCAGAATATGAAAGCGCATAGCAGGCAAGATTCGTCAGATAACAGTACTGTGCGGCTATTGTCCTTCCCAGCGATGAACCTCTCGGCAAACCCGGTAAACGTCTGCTCGTTGAAGAGGATCTGTTTATTCCGGAGCTTCGGAAAATGCAGTTTTGTCAGTGCCACGATCTGTGGCACGTCGTCCAGTGTGGCTGCTCGGATCATCCTATAATTGTGTAAGCGAAGATTTCTGTACCAGCAGCACTCGCACCGCTGGCGGTACTCACAGTAAAACTTACCCCAGCAGTACGGGCCGAAACATAGAGCTTACGGGCACTCCCTTCCAAGGTTGCTGCGGCGGCGTTGGCTGGTATAAATGCAATGACCGAGGAGGACGTGACGCGCCTATCGGAAACCGTCGTTGACGCAGCAGCGGACAGCTGGAAAGTGGAAACGTTCTCAAGATTGTTGAGCGCCACCTGCACATCATTGAAAAACTTGTCCCACTCAAGCGAAAGTTGTCCGCTATTCGGATCGAGAATGGCCTTGTTAAGCGGCCGTGTGATGGTTGTCATGCGTTACAGGGGCGTCCGGTGAGCGAAGCCTGCATGATGCCGCGCATAATGCGAGGCGAGGCGCGGAAACGCCAGATGCGCCCCTTTTGCGATACACGGCCCCAATTGTTCAGGCGCACCATCTGCGTATATTGCCCGGTTTGCCCAAGCGACGCCGCGCGCTCACCGCGAAAATTTTTGCCGCCATCATCGCTGTAATCCACCAGAAGCTGGGGGGACAATTCGTCTTGCGTGGTGCTTTGGCCCGGAGCCAGCCCCTGCCCGGAAATGATATCGATATCGAGACGGTCCACGATCATGCCGTCCGGGAAACGGTGTGAGTTGGGGCACCATAGCTCCATCACATATTCCACGCCGTCCTCGGAGAAATTGGCCGTGTCGAGCGTGTAGAGGTTGCCGTTTGCGTAGTTCGATACAACATAATGGCCGTTGAAGGCGATTGCATTGTTGCCGATCCACCGCGTGAGGCCCAATGACGCTCGCTGGAACCACCGCTGCATACCGATATCGTAGCACCACGTCCACTCACTGGGAGCGCTTATCTGGTAGCATTCGTGCCCCTCCCACGTCACGATATGTCCAACGATATTCTGGCGATCTGTGTCGCCGGCCAGCTCTATGGCGCGCTCGACGGTGTGTGTGGAGATGCGCAAGGCGCCTCCATCGCGGCCGTAGCGCACAATGCCCTTGTGATCGATCCAGAACATGCCGCGCTCATTCTCTGCCAGAGAAAATTTCGCAAGCAGCCCTAGCGGCACATATTGCTGCACCGGCGCAAAGGCGAATGGCGAGGTGCCGGCGTTCTGCCATATCTCCAGGCTCTTCGATTTAAACACATAGAGAAAGCCGGCATGGGCGTAGACGCGCACAATGGTATCGGAACTGGCCGAGGCATAGCCGAATGCCAGAGCGCTAATGCCGGTGGCCAGGTCAAGCGGCGGCGTGTGAAAAATGCGATTGGTGCCATCACCAATGCCGAACACGAAATAGCCGCCGAGATAGGTTATCGAGTTAGGCGCAGGCAGATTCGGCTCGGTGGGCAGCGTTAACGTACCGCCCTGCAAATAGTAATATTGCCCTGTAGAATTTACGATGCCGATCTGCGGCGTTGAATTCAGGTTGCGCGCCATGGTTAGGCGGTCGCTGCCGGCAAGATTCGCTAGCACGCTCGAAGCACCGGCCGTGGTGAATTGCACCACCTGCACTCCGAGCACGGCTATCAGGTGTGAATCGTCCAGCAGGATCATGCCGCGCTCGGCGCCAGTAAACGATGTCTGGTTAAAGCGCGTAAGTCCCGGCACAGGATAGGTCGTAAACGCAGCCTTGCCGTCACGATCTGCGCCATGCGCCTCGGCATAGGCGTTTATAAGACGTGTATTAGCCTCCTGGCCATCCCGGCCGATCGTCGACTCGGCCGGCAGACGTAGCGGAATTGGCTGCATTAGGCCCTAGTGCGGTATCCAGGGAGAAATTGTACGAACGTTTCCCGGTCGAACTTCTTGGCCTCGGCACGCAACGCTGCCGCCGTGCGCTCGATGCGTGCGGCCGCCTCGGCATCGATGCCGTAATTCGGCAGGTTCATCTCCGCAAGAGAGTAGCCAACCGTAAGCAGCCATTCCTGCGGAATGTCAAGACTATCCGTCAATTGCTGGCACATTTGAAAGCGCCGCTGAAACGTGTAGACCAACTGCTCCGTGGTAGGATTTGCAAGGATTGGCCACACATACAGCGTCTGCGAGGTCTCCTGCGGATCGAAATAGAACTGCGTTGAGTAGCCTTGGCTGTTTTTGAGCGGCAGCGTCATATATTGAATGCGGCTCATCTCGATCAGCGGCATTTGGTGTCCGTCCGCATACTGGAACCGCACCTCCTCGATGCGCAGCGGGTTATCGGCGCTCAGCGAATAGCTTTGTGTGAGCGGCGTTATCGCCACGCTGCCTTGCGTTTTACGCCAAAGATGCGGACCGGTAGTTTCCCAGCCCTTAAGCATAATATTGAGGTCGCCCAACATGGCCTCAACCTCATTCGTATTGGGCAACTGCCCAATCGGGACCACGCCTAATTTTCGCGCCGCAAAGTAAATGACGTCCTGCGCTACCAGCGGCAGGGCGGTTACACCGGAGGTGGTCATCTACAGAAGCAGCCGGCCGGGATGGTTACATAAAAGACAGTAAAGCATCCGATTGCCATGGCGTGTAGGAAAGGACCAGTAGCCCAGGCTGCGCAGTACCTGGAGACCCGACAGATGATCCGCTAATTATACCGCCGCCGCCACCGCTGCCAGAACCGTAGCCGCCGCCATTCCCGCCAGCGCCACCACCGCCGGTTGTGCTAGAATTATCGCCACCACCGCCAGCGCCGCCGCCGCCGGGGCCGTGAGTCCCATCTCCGTACACATTGTCGAGAGCACCCCGGCCACCATTGCCTGCCAATGCGTTGGTCACCCCATTACCGCCAGCACCGCCGCCACCTAAATTGGCTGTTGCGTTCCCGCCAGAGGGGCTTCCGCCACCTGAGCCACCCCGGCCGTTTCCGCCGGCGCCGCCAGCTCCGTTTGAATTATTACCGTTGCTCCCAGCCGTGCCACCATTCGCGCCGCCACCGCCGCCGCCGCCGCCGCCGGAACTTCCACCGTTTGCACCGTTTGCACCGTTTCCGTTAGGTCCGGCCGCGCCGCCACCGCCGCCGCCGCCGCCGCCGACGCCGGAGCCACCGCCGCTCCCGCCGTTTCCGCCAGAAAACACAGTCTGCCCAATACTCGCAGCCGATGCCCCGCCGGTTGTCCCGGCAGCCCCCTTCGCACCAACGGAAACGCTTACACCATTAGCGATCGCGTTCGCTAAAGATGTCGCATTGAACCAGGTATCTGTCACCCCTCCTGGCGTCCCTATACCAATATTAACCGCTGTACCAGCAGCAACATTAAGATTTGATGTGGCTGCGTAGGCACCGCCACCACCTCCGCTTCCGGCGGTGCCGGTGCCGCTTGTGCCGGAAGCGCCGGATGCATAACATTCGACGAGATTACAGTAAGGATTCCAGTCGGTTGGGAGTGTTATACTTGTGCCAGACGTAAAAAACAACTGCTTGAGGTAGACAGTCATGCCTTAGTGCAGGTTTTGTGCAATTATGTATCCACGGAAGTTATTGCCGCCATCGCTAGAGGTGAGCAAGTAAGTATCTTTCGCTCCGGCGCCGCTGGTTACATTAGGCGCTGTGCCATTGGGCCATATAGTGCTTCCTGGCCATGAAGTGATATTAAAAGAACCGTTGTTTGTAACTTCGATAACGAGACGCCCAAAAATACCGGCTACTGGCCAATTGATAACCGAAAAGCTCGTAATGGTAGCATTTAACGTGAGCGCGAGCATTCCGCCCTGACTCACATCTATAACAATTGACGAGGTGTTGTTAGTAAGAGACTGCTTGTTGACAAAATTCAAACCGAGTGCGGTTTGAGCGCCTGCAATAGTCGATGCTCCAGTGCCTCCCTGGCTAACGGATAACGGAGTCGATAGCGCAGACAGGCTAGTGATATCGGCATTCGGTCCTGAAGCTGCTGCGCCGAGTCCTGCGCGCGCTAAAGCGGGCGTGCCGGCACCTGTGCCGCCATTTGCGACAGCCAGAGTACCTCCCATTGTTAATGTTCCGATGGTTGTTATCGGGCCACCGGAAAATGTGAGGCCGGTAGATCCGCCACTGGCATCAATGGACGTGACCGTACCCGTCCCTGGCGGAAATTGGTAGGACGGAACGGCACCAGGCCCTTGGGATGTAAGCACGGAGTTGACTGGCCCTGGCGTGAGTACGGCCCAGCCTGCTGCGCTCCTGTAAAGGATCGCACCGATACTGTTACCAAGGACGGCGTCGATAAGCTGACTTAGCGTTACATCACTAGGCGATGCGGTTGCGCCGCTAATATTCGCCTTAATTGTGCCATTGGCTACCTGCGCGAGAAAAGCGTTACTGATCGGCGTTGCGTTCCAGACACCTGTGGTAACGGTGCCGAGTGTGCTGATGACTGGAAGCCCCCCGGAGACAAGCAGACTTGCTGGCGCAGCAAGAAGCTGCCCAGCTTGCCATATCCATATCAGATCGCTTGGGTTGACGACGCTGGCAAGCGGTGTGGTCCCAATGGTCTTTTTGAGCGCCGGGACGCCTGTGACTGGCATTTGGTTAGCCGCTACGGCACGTGCTAGGCTGGTAGCTCAGCCCACGTTAGGGATGCGTTGACCACATGCGACGTCCCGGCAGCGGTCGCCGCAAGCGCTATCATTTGTCCCGGTTGACAAATGATAGAGCCAGCCGGTTCATCGAATGCCGGGAAGGTGCCGCCTGTAGATGCTACGGCCGAAATGTTCGCTGCAATATCGAACGGAAGACCGGCCGTGGAACCGGTAGTGGCGACGTTATTGAACAATTTAACAACGCTGTTCGCGGACGGATTTAGGAGGCCAGGATAAATCGTGCCGCCAGGCGCTGCGGTAATGTTCTGGTTATTCATCCAGTTCCAGAGAATTGGACCTCCCGGTGTACCGGACGTTGTGGCTATCGCCAGACGCAGTACAATAACATTCTTGTTGGTTCCTTGTGGATTCCAAAGACCGATGATGGGCGTGCCTGTACCGGCGGCCAGCGGCGATACATGCGTGGAGGCGATTGTCACGCCTGTTATTACGGAGCGGAACAGCACACCGCGATAAGCATAAGTATAGTAGCGGCCATGCAGCTCGCTAACATACACATCATTTTGACGCCCCATACCGAAATTGGGGTTAGCGCCGTCCACAGAAGTCGAAAAGCCGACCGTGCCTTGTACTTGGGTCATAATTGTTCCTGTTTGTCAGATCTGGTCGTCGATGGCGAAGGAGACGCGAAGCGTATCTGGGTCATCGGACGAGGTTGGATTGTAGATGTTGTATAGATAAAAATTTGTGATCTTATGTTCTCTCAAAATCAGATGCAGTAAATCCTCTACCGTTCGCGACCGGACCATTAAGGCACCAGGTAGGACAGTTTTAGCCGCAGAATCAACATTACCCTGTGCAGCGGTCCAGAGGCTGGCCAAATTCGGCGCGCCGTCATCGTAGAGGACCGCCAACTGATCCGTCGCATTCATTCCAGCAGTGCTGGTTTGTAAGGTCAGAACGTTGCCAGCGCTATTAAGGGTTGCACCATTTCCAGGGACGCCAAGTGCGTAAAGGATCTGGTTGCCGCTGGTAATATTAATGACTGCAAAGAGAAACTCAATATTAAAAGCTGCGTATCCAGAAAAGTCTAACGTCCCAGCTACTGGGTTAAAAACTGGATTTATAGTCGCTGCGGAATATTTCACTTGACTCAACCGAATATCATTGCCATAGCCACGGTATTGGTTTGCGCGATTGTCTTTGCGCTCCAAGAGGAGCCGTTTCCAACCAATATTGTGTTATTCGCAGGTGTGAGCAAGCCAATAGTCACTAAACTAGCTGCCTGTGCAGGCGTTAACGCCGAAAGCGCCGTCAGTGCCCCGTTGAGCGGCTGTAAGACCCCGAACTCAGTAGCCCAGCCATTGCTGCCGGTATATGTGTAAAGCGCATTGTCTGCCTGGCTCCATACGGTCCATCCGGGCTGCGGCGGCAGAAACATCCAGGTGCCGAGCGAGGTCATGTAGACGGCCAGATTATTCGTTTGCCCACTCCATATCCCAGCAGCGTTGGCTGGTACGATGTACATGTCTTCGTTATTCGGCGATGCCGGCGGCGTTGTAAGTGTACGCGAAATCACTGACGCCTGTACTAATGCGTCTAGTTGCGTCAGTGCTTGATTGATAGTAACGTCTTTTTGCGCTTGATTGCTGTAAAGCAGCGGAAGTTGCAGTTTTTGAGTATTAGCCACTTTACGATACTAATCCGTAGCCGTTGGCATCAACTAGGGTCTCTGCAAGACCGTCCGCAAGATCATCGAATGATGTAAGTGTGGCCATAACCGCAATCGCTTGACGCGGCGGTGAGCGCCCATCGTTTATTGTGAACCTGTCAGGCGATACTTGGTACACATTGATTGTGTAAGCCGGCTGCTGTGTCCCAAAATCGTACAGTTGCGCGGATAGAGGGTAGGTCACAGACGGCGTTCCGTCTGCGTAGAGTGTACGTATGACCGCACCTGCATTAATAATATCGGCCTCATAGCGTTCAGCGCTTTCACCAATAGGGTCACTAATCATCGGATCAAAATCATCCTGGTCAAGGCGCGGTATGCGGGATCGTCGTGTCCATGTTATAATTAAATCGCCGTTATCTGTATAAAACATGACATTGCAGACGCTGAACGGGTAAAGGCCGGCGCCTAGATATTGCCCCATCTGATCGTAAACGCTCGCCGATGACTGCCCCAAAAACACAAACGGCGATCCGGCCGGAAAACTACCCGCCATCGCCTGTTCGGTGCCGGCACGCCCGCGCAATAGGCGGCTTAGCGTATATTTGCCGGCGCCGGTAAGCGTGGCATTTACAAACTGCACTACCTCCCACGCGCCGGAGGCGTTCATTACGGCGCACATATTCGCGCCGTTCAGTACACCGAGGTCCGTTGAGGAGGATAGCGCGCCGCCGCTAATTTGCACCTGCAGCGTGTTCACGCCATCCCATAGATTTTCAGGACCGGCCGCGAACGGCGCTGTGGTAAGCCCGGTGACAGGCAGGTCGACCAGCGGAATAATCTGATCCGGAGATTCCGGCGCGGCAAACGGCACGGCTTGCCTGTCGGCAATTCCACGCACCAAGTCTTGCGGCTGCCGCTCATCATAGCACTGCGGACAGGTCCACAAGCCGTCCCACTCCTTGCGCGCCTTGGAGGATTTGATCTTGCGGCCGCACCTTTGACAATAGACGTTCCACTCGCCGGGCGCATACCATTGCCCATAGCGTTTTTGCACGCGGCGGTCATCAGACACGGCGTTGCAGCCTCGGCATTAGCTGTACTTCTTGCGGAAGTGCAGGATTATATCGTAAAAGGCGTCCGATTCAGTGCCACCGGCAATTTCCGTGGTCAATAGAACGTTGCCAGTAATACCGGCCCCAGCATTGTTGGAGACGCCACCGAATTCCTGGTAGTGGCGCTTGGAATAGGCGGCATTCGGGCCGAACACCTCGAATATAACTGGAGTGCTGGCCTCCCACAAAAGACGCACGAGCAGATTCGACGTGGAGAACACGGAGCGCAACAGAACTAACCTTTTGCATGGCTGCGCAAGCGGACCTGACCCGGAGTCACTCGCCAGCGTTGTGACGTCGATCTTCTTTACCGCTGTCTCGGCGTCGGTATTCGCCATAGAAGCGTTGAGATGGACCACAAGATTATGCGGTCCATCCACAAGCTTCTGAACGGTTGCAACGACCGTCATGGTAAAATCAGCCCTTCCAGGAGGATTAGAGAGCGCCGCCGGTTGCCGCCACAACGGTCGACCCGATTGTAATCGGGCGCCATAGCGCGTTAAAGGCGATACTGCCGCCAGTCAAAGCAGCAGTGCCAACCGTATAGCCGATGTTGTTCGGCGAAGAGGTGACAATATGCAGCGCGCCGATGGTCGATCCGCCGACATAAGATGAGACCGGCGTGGTGGCGGACCAGATGAGGTTGGCGGTGAGCGCCGTGTAGTTTGTCGACGCGACCAGAATGTTAGTGGTCGTGGTATCGCCTAGCGTAAGCGTGGCGCCGCCGCTGGAGGTGAGTGATCCGGTTACAACCGGCGTGAGATACATCTCCACAAGACCGGAGGTGGTAAATACCCGGTGTGCCCCGATCGTGTTCCAGGCTGACTGCGTAAAGTTCGCCGTAACCGTAAGCGGACGGAAATTCTGCAGGTCAGGCGTGCTCAGGCCGTTCGCGCTGGAACCATCGACCCAGAGGCCGGAGGTGACCTCATAGATTTGCAAAAACCAGTTCGAACCACCAGCCGAATCCACCACAATAGCGCTGAAATTCGAGGAGGCTGCGTTCTGGCTGCGGCCGTTCACCTGAATATTCGAGCAGGCCGTGGTGTTCAGCTCCACAACCGCTGTACTGGCGTTGCCGAAGTAATCAATATTGATACGGCAACCGGAAACGCCAATAAGGCGGATGCCGTTCACCCCGGCCGTGCCGGCCAAGAACCCTTTATAAAGCAGGTTGATATTCAGGTTCGAGGCGCTCGCATTGGCGAGGATAGCCCGAACCGCGCCCTGCGCGGCCGAAACGTCGCGCCACTCAATATCGAGCGTGCAATCGGCCGCCTGTATGTTGAACGGGTTGGTAAGCGCATTAATGCCGGCGATGCCGATAATATTGCCGATGGTGCAGCCTGCAGCGCTCACCAGCACCGAGGCGCCGGTCGAGGTGGAAAAAGTGATCTGCGGACGCTCGGAGCCTACGCCCAGACCCAGAATGCGTACTCCGGTATTCGAGATGGTCCAGCCGCCAGCCGCTGATATGGTCTCGGTGTGACCGGACTTGATCATGATGGTGACGTTATTCTGCGTCGCCGGAATCGCAGCGAGTGCTGCCGCAACCGTTAGAAACGGGCGTGCATAAGTGCCTTTATAGGTGCCGCCAGGACCGTTGGAATCGACCCAGTAAACCGGACCGCTATAGGTGTTGAGAATAGGGAGGTTGCGCAGGGTCACGCCATTGTTGAAGCCCTGCGGAAAATTGGTCAACGGAATAAGAGTGGTCACAAAGAATTACCCTTGTGGGGTTCCTTTCATTGGGGTTAGGGCGCTTTGCGGGCGCAATTCAGTGAGGAAACAGGCGGCTCCAATACCGCCTGTATTTACAATAGAGCGAGATTAGACACCCTGATTGCCAAATACCTGCCGCCACTCGCCGCAGCCGAACACATAGCGCTCGAACGCTTTGGCCTTGGCGTTCAGCGTATCGCCGTCATTGTCCTGCATGAAGCGATACTTTTCACGCTGGAACAGCGTGAGTCCGTTTGGCAGCTCGGTCAGAATGAACCAGGAAGGCGGTGCCGTATTAAGGTAGTGGTTCACTATGTAATCACGCGGAAACGCCTTCAAATGCCGGATGGCATTGATGTCGTTATTGCCGGTCCCGCTCTGCAGCGGCGAGTGCAGGATGCGTGCAATGTTGAACTGATCCTGAGCGCTTACCACCACACATTTAGGCGGATTGGCGATACGGTTTCCGCGGTTATCGGTGGTCAGGCTGATTTGCACCAGCAAGTCCTCGACCGATGCCTCGGATATATCCGCTGCGTTCGCCGCCACGTTGCTTTGGAGACCAGAAACAGTCGGATGAGAGCTGGAGCAAAGCGCAACACCATCCGCAAACGGGTGCCCGGAGGCATCGAAGGCGAAGTTCAGGAAGTTGGCGGCGTTGATCTCCTTGGTAATATGCAGGCTATACGCCAGCATCTTTGCCCGGTCAAAGCTCTTTTTCAGGTACTTATTATCCTGCACCTCTTCATAGGTTACAATGTATCCGAGGCCCCACAGAGTGTGATAAAATCGGGAAATGTACCCCTGCTGGTGCGAGTCATAGTAAAAGCCTGCCCCCTGCGGCTTCGCCTGCGCGAGGCCAAAGGCGGTAGACTCCACCATCTCTTCATAGGCCAGTTCCGAGGCGTTCTCCTCGAAAATATGCGGGTATTCTTTGGGGAGACGTTCGTACTCGTTACCAAAGAATGTGTGCACCCCAGGCCATAATGCCTTCGGGTGCGAACCAGTGTTAATGGGCATACTGTACTATTATCCCTTAAACGTTAGCAGCATTCGCCAGGCGGTAGTTGTGATTGTTGATCATCACGCGCCAGATGGCGTTGGTGCCTAGAGCAATGTTCGGCTGCATAATCATTCCAAGGATATGCAGTTGCGAGGCGGCGCTGGAACTGAGCGTGGTGTTCATGGTGGCCCCGGATACGCCGCTTGCGGTACTGCCGCTATAAGTGGAAATATCCAGATTTGCGGAGCGGCCGACTGCTGCGTGCCCTAGCGCGGCAACGCCATTGTCCATGATCTCGAATTCAAGCTCCGGGTCGTCGGCAATATAGACGCCGCGCACCGTCGAGGGCAGGCTATAGATCGTGCTGGTAGCCTGTTCCGGGAAAAAGGAGACCACGCTCCCCAGCACGGGATTGCCGTCACCGGCCGTTATGGGCGCCACGGTCGGCAGCGTTCCGGGCGCATAGCCCTGATAGATTGCAGTATTGGAATCGCCGCCAAGCGTTACAGGGTCGCCAATGAATAGATTTGTGGCGACCGATGCCGGCACGATATACAGGTTGCCCCCGCCGTTAAACGGCGCGCCATTACGATGACGCACAGGGCGCAACCCGAAAGGCGCATTAGGATTGGCCATCGGTTTGTGAAAGTCCTAAAAAGTTGATGGAAAAGGGCGTTTTAGGCCCGCTTGATCTTCGGCATCGACGTATCGATTTCTCGCGGCACATAAGCATGCCGCGGATCGCCGGACATGATGCCGGAGCCGCTGCCGTCATCCTGGGTCTCGCGCAATCGCCTGCTGCGCGCGTCCAGTCTCGCTAGCAATTCGGCTTGGTCTTTTTCGTAATAATCTCGCCGTTTCTTGAGAAGGATGGCACGGATGGGCTCCCCATCGCGGCCACGGCCTACTGTTCGCTCCAAGCGCGTGCCGCCGCCTTTATTGCGGGAATCTTTACAGGCATCGCGGTCCTCGACTATATCCCAATCATCCTGCTCGGTTAGATACTGAATGCGACCCTTGTCGTCATTCGCCCAATAATAGGCATAATTGTCTTCGCTATTCTCGCCTGCCTTAATGTGGGGAGGCACCCCTAAATGAAGTTGCACGCCGTTCATCGGGTCATCGCTTTGGCGGCGCCTGCGCTCCAAACGAGCTTCTCTGGCGCGCGCTGAGACCGGCGCGGGAATATCGGTGGTCATTCTAGCCTTCGGGGTATTGCGACCAATAGGCGGCTGCAGCTCTGGCCTGGACTTTAGCCAAGCCCTCCTTGTCGGGATCGCCATATAGGCCCTGGTTGATAAATGTAGCCGTCATAATCTCCCGTTCGGCGGCCGGGATATCGCGCCAGCCCTTTGTGGCCGCATTGCGCGATACAGATCGCCCGCTCGACTGGCCCTCCACAGAGGAAGGACGCTGTCTTTCGCTGCGCGGCGGAGGTGCCTCGCCATCTGCATCATCGCCGTTGCCGGGATCGCTGAGGCGGGGCGGCTGATAGGCCGTCTCAGGGTTTACAATATGCGGGTAGCGCGCAGCCATACGCCGTGTCACCTCTTCGAGGTTCTCTTTCAGCGGCACACCTTGCTGGTTGAGCATCATGTGGATCGCCTCCGCTTCTTGCGCGATCGGTGAGTTGGCTTGCTTTAGCGCGTAAAACCAACTGTTGCGCACGCCCCAATCCAGTACTTCTTGCGGTGTATCGGCCAACGGAGGTGCTGCATGCCGCGTCTCCTGATCGCGCTTTGCGTCTTCCTCGCGAAACTGTTTTAGAATTTCCTGCTCTGCGCGAGTGATATGCTCAAACTGTTGCGCGCGCTGCTCCGGGGTTGCCGGCGATACCGCAATCCGGCGGCGCTCTAACTCAAGTTCGGTAAGGTACTGTTCGCGCTGGCGCCGGATAGCCTCCTGCGCCATGTTTCCGGTTGCCTGCAGACGGCGATCGAACTCCTGCCGTAGCGCCGCAACCTCGCGCTTGAATTGCTCGCGCTCACGTTTGCGCTCTTCCCGCTCCTTGTTCAGAAGGCCCTGCACAATAGGCAGGTGCTCCCGCCCGCGGCGCAGATATTCTTTGGCATCCACCCATTGGTCCGGGTCGCCACGCCATTTATCGCGCGGGGACCAGCCCATAGAAGCGGCTTCACTCTCGATTTTTGCGTCGTCTAACTCTTCGGTTTCACTACTCATCGTGGAAAATCCAGAATGGCAAACACGTCCTTGTCGTTCATGAGGCGATATTCTTTGCCGTTTTTCGCTGTCACGTTGCGTCCTGCATATTTTGTGCAGAATACGCGCTCGCCCGGCTTTGGCAATTTTCTCTTGTCCATGCCGTCGAGATAATCCCAGGCAAGGGGAGAAGCGGCAATAAAAGTGCCGGTAGTAACGTCTTCCCTGTGCGCTTCTGGAATAATAATGCTGCCGATGCGGCTTATTGGCTCATCCAGCTCGACCAGCACTTTGTAGTCAAGGAGGCGGATACCAAGTTCTTTTTGATCGGGCACCTTTGCCAGACCGGATGGTTCCTTCATGTTTCGAATTCCGCTTTCATATCTTCGTAGCTCATATTAACTATTTGCGTGCAAAGACTGTTATGCACGCGCAGTTTGGTAAGCAGTATCATATCGATGCTGCTTGGCGGCTTTGCAGAGAACGACTCTGTGAGCCATTGTTTCTTTGCGTTTTCGGCTATTTTCTCAAGCTTGCGGAATAGGGCCTGCGTGATAGGATCAGCACGCCACTGCTCGAAGTCGTCGCGTTCTATTTTCAGATATTACTATCCTTCATTGGAGCGGCCGGCGAGAATCGAACCCATGGCCTCTTGCCTGACATGCAAGCGCTCTGCCGGTTGAGTTACATCCGCCTTGTTATATATAGTTACTCCTCTTCGCCGCCGCCATAGCCAAAACTGGCCCCGGCAATGGCGAGCGGTGCTAAACCGAAGAGTTTGTTTCCGTTCTCGATCACAGATTGGCGGATCTTGTCATTGATCGGAAAAACGGTAAATCCTTTGCCTTTCGCGCCAGACGGCGTAATCAACTTTTCGTGATATTCCGGCGGCGGTGCGGTTTTGTCGTGCTCGCGCAGTACCTCTTTCATCGTATTTGGAACGATCCGATCATAAAAGGATTGCATGCCGTGCTCTTTGCCTGGATTGTAGGAAAGCACGGTTTTTCCTGACGGGATCGCGATGTAATCCGCGCCCGATTCAATGGCTTGCCTTAAGGCCCGGCGCAGGACCGTACTCACCCATTGACCTGTTGTGTTGACAAGAGGATTGCTGGGAGCGGCGGCTTCGGCGGTGCGGAGTTCGGCGTTAAGCCGCTCAAGTTCTTGTGCTTGACCAATACGGTTATTTAGTTCTATAAGCTTTTGTTTTTCTGCTGCGGAAAAATTGCCAGCTTCTCTATCCAAGAGAGACGATATAGCGTAAATAACATCGCTATCTCTCCTAAGTTCGCCAAAGCGTTTTAATGGCGGTCCTCCGCCTGATGGGACAAAAGTCAGCCCGCCTAGAAAATCTCTGCCCTCGTTGATAGCGTTCTTTACACTTTGAGTTATATTGTCAATCTCACGCCTCAACTCCGCAATCTTAGCTTCGTCTCGAACCCCCTTATCTCTTAACCTTTGCCCCCAATCTGATTGAATTTGGTCGATATTATAGACTGTTCTTCCCTCTTTATCTTTTACGAGGGAGGTCATGAGGTGACCGACGATATTGGGTTCTGGGAAATGGCCGGAGCGGAAATTCACATCGCTGTCTCGCGCGGACGGTTGCTCTCTTTCCGGCAAATGCAGCACTGTCTCCCTATATGTAGGATTGTGCGGATCTAGGGAGTAGGAGGAATATCGTGTCGGATCGTTTGGCTCGATTCGCTCCCTAAGCAGCATCTCTTGCTCTGCTTCCTCCGCGGGTGTGAGGAGATGGTTGCGTACATAAGCTTGCCCTTCATCATTTAGCTCATCGATCGCCACCGTCTTTGATGGAAATCTCCTTTCGTAACCGCCGTATTCCGTAATAGCAAGCGCCTCTCCGTCAGGGGCCTCGATGATGACGTGCATCCCATCATGATCAGACCAGACCGGAACTTCACCGATCTCGATTTTTGCGCCAGCCTTGGCAAACGCTTCCTGCGGGTTGAGAGACAACAAATCGCGATCAACCTTAACGCCTTTACTCTCTAAAAAATTTACCGCCTTAGTAATTCCATCTCCGTCATACCATCTCTCCTCCAGAGACCGGCTTACAGGCTGGAAGCGCCCCTGATCCAAAATCTCTTGGCGCCACTCCTCCATCTGTTTGGCAAATTCGGAGTTGAAATGTTCATCTCTTGCGTAATCGGATTCCCTCAGACGAACTCTATTTTCATCAAGGTATTTTATTATATCTTCGCGGGTGACGGAATTTTTGCCTTCGAGGAACTTATCAAGCCCTGTCGCTTGGATCTCCGCGTCTGTCACCCCACCCGCATTTTTCAGCGTCCTTAGCATTTGCTCTGGCGGGCCTTTGGCTTGTTTTATGCCCCTGGCTGCCTCCAAGGCCGCGGAGTAATAGCCAAGCGGGTCAATGTCGCGCTTCCCGAACGCTCCCCCGCCAACTACACCAAGCAACGGGAGTGCCGTTTCGCCCAAAGTGCCGCGCAGCAACTGCATACCATTCCACAAGCCTTGGAGGCTGTTATCGACCGGCCCAGTATTCGGAGGATCAGCCGTTGCGGCGTTATAGGCATCCCTTGCCGAGAGCGGAATTCCGGCGGGAGTGAAATATAAAAGACCGCCGCCTAGGGCATTAAAAAGGCGGTTTCCATAGTCTTTGACGCTATCCCAATCTCTAATGTCGAACGTGTATGGAACCGTTGCGCCTGGAAAATAATAGCGTGCATGGCGATCTGTATCATGAAGCGCCGCAAGCAAATTCTCGTAAGGAAAATCCGCATCCTTGGCCGGGATGCCCCAATAGGCCAAGGCGTTATCAGCATTATCCATAATCTACCTATGAACTATGCCGGCGGGTTTTTGAAGAAGTCCGGGCGCGGACCAGCGATCTCAGAGGCCGCCTTGGCGCTATAATGGTCGGCCTGCGCCATCTCTTTGGCAGCCAGAGCGCGATTGTGCATGGCGCTCGATTGCGCCAGCTCCACCTGCGCTCTTGCCTGTGCCATCTGCAGCATGTCGGCTGGCGACGGCTGTCCTGGCTTCTTTAGCACCTCGGCAACATTGTCGATCTCCGCCGCTTGCAGCACGCGCATCAATATGGGCATAGGTTCGAGCAGTCCTTGGAATGCTGGCTGCATCAGCAGAGATGACAAAAATTGCGCCTTGGTGATGCGCTGCGTTTCCGTAACTTCGCCGGGATCGGCAACCGGATTTACAATGCAGCCATCGTCGGCAAAGTCAGCCTGCACAGAGGCGGGTTGACCTAAATACTCAGAATAAGTCTTATCGTCTAGGTAACGGCGATTCAGCTCGTACTGAATGCGGAACTCATCCGAAAGCGCTACAAACACCCGTTTGTAGATAGCCGTGAAGACCTTCATGCCCTGGTCGATTAGGGCCATGAGTGTAGTTGGCTGGATATCGGCAGAGGTGGTAGCGCCTGTTAGAATGTCCTGTATAGCCACCATCTGGCGAGCATCTTCCTTGATCGAGCCGAGCAACTGGAAGAGCACCATGGACGGACCGGCGAAATTCTTGTCGACTATCGATTCGCGGATAGTACCGCCCGGCGCATCGACGGAAAAATATTTCCCAGGCTCGAAGCGGAACTCAGATGTCTTAAAATTCAGTTCGCTGCCGACAAAACCGCCGCCTGCATTTTGTAGATGCCCAGCGTCCAGCATCTGATTAAACGAAGTGTCGATGACTTCGTTGATGCTCTCCAGCAGCTGACCGAATCCCATCCCGTAAAAACCGCCGCGGATATTTGGCAGAAAACGGAAATGTGTGAAATAATTGTCGCGCGGGATCGAGGTTATGCCCCGGCGGTCATAGCGTATATCCTGCGGATCGAATCCGGGTCTTATCCGCACCAGCTTGCCGGATGACTCCTGCACCGTGACGATCCATGGCTCTACGAAGCCGTCCTCATCGAGGTCGTAAAAACAATGCTGCTCAACAAAGGTTAATGGCGATTGCTCGTCCATCGCCTCGGCCATCTCGGCATCCAAATCGATGTCAAGAAAGATGCCGTTGCGCTGACGGTCGTCTACCTCATACGGGTACAGATCGAACACGTGGCTTATGCGCGGACAGCTCGTCAGATGCTTGGTGCGCTGGTTCACCACCAAGTCGAAGGCCGACACCCACATGGTCTGCGGCCGCGTAAACTCGAAGTCCCAGAAGGTTTTTTTGAACGAGCTGCCGATCACCGGCAATTGCATCAAAAGCGCATCCATATCGGCCTGCCAAGACGGCATGCCATCAAGGATCTGCGAATTCTGGAATGATGCAACACGCTGCGCGCGGGCTGCTTTAGTGCCGTCCGGATCGGCACCGCCAACGCGCGCCTTGCAGATGCTGCGCCCCTGCACGATAGCAGGAAATGCCCGTGCATTGAATTGCAGGGCTGCCTCGGCAAGCAGCGGGTATTTGACATTGGCGCTATTCGGAAACGGATAATTTTTCGGCTCGCGCTTTTGCTCTGCCGTATCGACGGCACGCTCGGCCATTTCGAGCCAGTCTGATCGGCTATGGTTGTCGATCTCATAGCCTTCATGTACGCGCTGGCCTAACGCCTGCAGCTCGCTATCTGCGATAGCCGGGTCTTCTGCCACGTTGGGCATCTCGGCCCACCGGAACAGACGTTCCACCGCTTCCGGCAACCGGATAATATACGGTGCTGGAAATGGCGTGACATTACTGGCGGCCGCGCCCTGCGGCCCTTGGGGGCCTTGCGGCGACGCCACCTGCTGCGGCGGGGGAACCAGCTGTGTTGTCTGCTGCGGGCCTCCGGGAATTGGCCCGGCCGGGTCTGGCATCTGCACCAGACTATTATTCCACGTAACCCTGCGGCTTGCGGGCCTCCGGCAAAGCACAGTCCTGGCACAGGGCTATAGACATGGCCAACCGTTTTGGCACCAATTGCGTCTCCTCAATCCGGTATGCTTTTTCGGCAAGGCTCGCCGAGTCCTTTGCCTGGCGCGCACGCCGTCTGCGTTCGCTTTTCATTCAGTACCCCATACTAAAAAACGCCGCCGCGTATGATTACATTGATTCGGCTGCGGCTGGCATTGTTGTCATGTTCTTGTCGCGTAGTGCCTAGTGCCCTGGTATCTGATAGCGGAAGGCCTGCTTACGCCTGGGCGGCAAAGGCCGCTTTGGCATGGTTTAGCGTGCTGCAAAATTCGGAAAATGCCTCAAGCTCATTGCGTGAATGGATACGGCTTTCAATGCCACGTTCGATTAGCGGACAAACATCGTAAAGAAGGCGCACGGGCACGCTAACGGTCGCGTCCTTCGGAATACGCTCGCGCAGCATCCTGTGTAAATGCCGCATTTCGGCGTTCATGTGTTTATCCGGCGCAGCGTCATGGCAAGATTCGCCTGTCTGCGCGTGCGCAAATCCTTAGAATGCGCTGCCCTTTTCAACTTGGCTACTGGGATCTTCTGCCCCTTCTTAACACCAAGTTTTTTTCGCAGTGCGCCTGGATGCTTAATCGCTCCAGCGATCCAATTCTTAGGCATGCCTACTTCTTCTTATGAGAAGCTTTTTTGGCGCGCTCATTATGTTCCTCATTGCGTTCCTTGCGCTCTTCTTTTTTGCTTTCGTGTTTCTTGACCATGTGTCATGTCCTTCTGGTTAATACCCGGTATGCAACGACCGCCCAGTTATTCTGGATATTGCTGGCAGAGGTTCGTAATCGACACCATCCTCATCCCACTCCACACGTTTAACAATACGCGGAAATAGTTCCGTAAAGCCCCACACCAGCGCATCCACGCGGTCGGCCGTGGAGTTCCCTATAATGCCGAATGGCGTGAACAGAACCATCTGGTCCTCGAGCGTCGGGAAGCTGCCTATGTGGCGAATTCTGTCCTGCGCGTAAAGTGCGGAGATAGGCTCGGCGCGCGTGACTTTACCGCGAGCAGCTCGCACTTTCACAATCTTGACGTCGCGGCGGTGGGCGCGGATCACACTTTCCACCATATCGCCGCCCTGGTTCACCTCGGCGACAATGGCGTCAGCCTCGAAACGGTCATATACAGCAAGCGCCGTTTTTGCCCAGCCCTCCGGGTTCATGCGGCAGCTTGCATCCCAGATGAGATAACCCTTGCCGTCCGTGCCAAGCCCTACGCATACAATTCCGGTCTCGGCCGTATCGTCGTGGTCGATGCTTTGTTTGCCGGCCGGATCGATCGCCACGATAACCCGGCGCATCGACGGCACCTCATCGCGCTTACCAAGCTTGCAGCTATCAAGCATGCTGCGAGTCCACAGCGCACCAGGGACGTCGTCGCAGATCTCGCCGTAAAGCTCCTGCCTGCCAAGACGCGTGCCTTCATAGCGCTCCGCAATCGTCTTAATGAACTTAGGAGGCAGATTGAGACGGTTGTCGAAAGTACTCCCGCGCGTCACTACAGTGCCGGGATCATTCATGATCTCTTTGATCTTCGGCAGCGGCCGCGGCGTCGTGGTTATAACCTGACGCGGATGATCGCCAAGGCGCAAACCAAATTGCAGCATGTCCCAGGTCTCCTCCAGGAACTGCCACTTGGCCAACTCATCACAATACGCTGCGTCGAATTGTGGACCGCGGAGCTGGTCCGGCTCGGTTGCGTTAAACAGGCTCGCTACAGCGCCGTTGGGCCATGTTAGACGCCGCTTTGATGGTTCATACAGCGGGCGGAAATCCTTCGGATGCACTGCTAGGATGCCAGATACACCCTCGACAAGCACGTCCCGGCAGTCCGATGTAGTCTCACCCACTATTGCAATGCGGCTGCATCTACCCTTGGCGAGGGGCGTGTCTCCACATACGATCGAGCGTACCCACTCCGATCCAAGACGGGTCTTCCCAAACCCGCGGCCCGACAGCACGAGCCAGATATTCCAATCGCCTTGCGGCGGTAATTGTTCCGGGCGCGCCCAGAAGTCCCAACGGTATAAAAGCTGCTCGGCGCCGTCCTCGCCCAGCTCGGCGAGCATCGCCTTGCGCTGCTCCTCCGGTAATTGGGAGAAGCGCTCTGCAAGAGAGGACAAGTGGCTGTCCTATTTTCCGAAAGAGAACCTAATTCGCCTTCTCTAAAGCGCGAATTTTGTTGCGCAGGTCTTCGGCCTTCGCGGCGAGCACCTGCACATCGCCGAAGAGTTTGTCAGCGTCAGCGAGCAGCTTCGTTTGGAGCTGCTGATATTTAAGCCCGCTTGCTATCTGCGAAGACCGGCTTACGCTGAGCGTCAAAATAACAATAGAGGCGCAAATGACGTAGCCTGTTGCAAGTAGTAATTCCATCTAGGTTGTGTCACCCTCGCGATAAGCGACGCCGCGGATGATCCCACCTCGTGGCATTGCTATTTTGATTGTTGCGTGGCCCGTGTAAGCTCGGCAGCAAGCATTTCTAGCTCACGTATCGCGCGTTTGTACTCGGCCTTTAAGCCGTCGAATATGTTCAATGGCTCAATTTTCCGCCGCAACTCGGCAAGGCGTGCCTCAATTAGCGCAAGCGCAATCGATCCGTCCGGTGTGCCGGATCCGTCCGGCGCTTGAGCGACCTTCTCAGTCACATAGAGAGGCCCAGTCATATTGAGAGTAATGACAGACGAATTCCAAGGGTCGGCCCCTGTTCGCACAGCAATATTGGTGCTGCCTGGCGGTGATACAAACATTCACTATCCTCCATTGCGGGACCTGCCGGCGGCGTCATCATTGCTTGCATCTGCCGGCGCAACGGCCGTGACTATCATTTCAGGATCGATGAGAACGGTCACCTCGTCGCCTGACACAACGTCTCTGCCGTATTGCTTATCGCGCCAGACCCTAAGTCCGCGGACTGCAATGCGGCCGTCGTCTAAACGATAAACCGCAGGGCATTGGCCGAGCCCGCAGCGATATTCCTTCGGGGTAATATCCTTCATTGCTTTCGCCCTGGGGTTTCCATCACGCGGCCCTCGAAATTGGCGACGAGAACACAAAGCCATAGCCGGGCGACGCCTTGCCGAAGGCGCGCATCTGCCGGCGCAACGGCCGGCTCAATCGGCATGGGATGGCTCATAACAGGTCCTCTTTCTCGCCGGCGAGCATCAGAACGCCTGCAGCAAAATTGCCCAAGACGAAGGCGCCAAGAATTTCCGCTGTCGTGTATTCACCGAGAGCCAGCGCGAAAAGAGCACCCCAAAAAGCCGCACCAAGCGCGACGATCCAGGTCACCCCGAGCGCCGCTAATGCACGGCGCGTCAGCCGAATTTGCGGGCGTAACAGTTCAGGGTGCGCCGTTGCAACCTTCACGGCGTCTTTGAGGATGCGCGTCGCCTCGGACATCTTCTCGCGCGACGATCTTGGATCGAGAAAACCATCAAGCTCGTTGATTGCGTAAAAGATCGCCCTGCGCAGCCGCGGCGCTTCGCCTGGCTGTTCTGCAAAGCCGAGCTTGGTGTCGATTCGCTTCAGCCATCCGAGGATCTCGTTGCCAAGCTCACCATGTTCTGTTGCGCCTGCTTCCATCAATCGCCCTTCCACCATTAATCGTCTCCATATCGCTTGAGCCAATCACCGTTGGCGCGCCTTTGCCGATCCAGTAATAAAAGACGATTTACCTCGCATCGGGGGCGGCCTCGACGGAAACAGCAGGCATTTGGTAAATACCTTCAATGCCGCCCCAAATGCGCAAACGCAGGATTACCGAGCTGAGATTGGCCGGCGACATATTGAGCCGTTCCGCAATCTCGATATTAGATGGAATGCAGCCGTTATTAGCTGCAGCGTAATCCTTAAGGAAGCCATATACCCTAGCCTGGCTTCTGCACAGCCGCCGCTGTGGTTGCCCGAATACAATTCGCCTCATCAGATGCTCCTCCGCGAATCAATGCACACACATACTGCCTCAACACAGCATGTATAGGCAAGCGGCCAGCGTGTAGATTTATACGCCAACGGTAAAGGATTACGTAAGCGGGAGCGGGGACGGCCCCAACATGGAGCGACGGAGGAACTTGGGCGGCTCGCGCCAAGTTAAGGGCCATCCCCGCAGACCTGCACGCTAGGGGAGGACTAGACGAGCAGGAAAGACGTTCTTCTGTGGCTAGTTCAATTCTAATCCTGCTGCTTGCAGGAATTACCAGGTGCGCCCTGGCTTTCCCCTTGGAGCTGCTTTAGGGTCTCTGTATAGGCTTGCGCGCCAGTGCGCTTTAGACGCATTCCAAAAAGGCGCCTGATAGCGTTGTCCATGTACTGCGCAAAACGCTCGCGCTCGGCTGCACATTGCACACAACCTGTATAGCGCATAAAGCCTCCGGATACCCTAGCAAAAAGGTAAGTCTGCCGGCCCTTATCCGAACACCGTGACGCCCCAGTCCATCAGCGTAAGGCGCCACAGCCCTAAGCACCGGCATTAGCACATGTATAGATCGTTGCGCACACAGAGGCTAGCAGCTCGAAATTGTATTTTGCGTCATTTGCACAGGTTTTGTTCTGTTAATTAAATTTTAACTTTTTAAAAAATTTTAATAGTCTGTTTGGCCGCTACCTGGGCCGATATGGAGAATCCCTAGGCCCCCCCTCCCCGACCATGCCCCCCCCCTTAAAGCCCTAAGGTTTGGGACCCGGATGTTGGCGGCCGGTGGGGCAGCAAGATAAAGCCAAGCGGCCAAATTTGGCCCGTGGCGGCTGAAACGGATAGAGCCGCTAGGGGGGTAGCGACAAGAGAACCTGGCCCTGTACTGGCTTCTTTTGGCTTTTAAGGACGGCTCACCCTAAGGACGGCCAAATTTTGGCCGCTTGGCATGGCTGGTAATACGTTAATTGCGGCTAGAGGTTTCCTCCGCATTTTCGTGCGCCCTGGCTTAGACTAATAGAGGTAACTCATTACAATATCTAGCCTTTTTTTGGTACGCGCATCATGTGTCCAACAAGATGCTCCGCCAATATCCAGAACATTTATGGAACGAAATAAGAACATTTAGGGAACAAAATAAGGCTAAACTAGGGCGGTTTCCGCCGCCCCGCACTTCGCACTCGGCCGCGCGTCCGCCTAGCCAGCGTCACTTGAAATTGGTTCATGCTCGATCGTTAATATCGCCTGCTCCCTCTCCTTGGCGTATTCATTCTCTCGCTTCGCGAGCGCCTCCAGCCGATGGATGAGGCTGTCGACCGCAGAGGTGACACGCACATTAACATCTCCATCGATCTCAACCTGTTTGGGAATAATCTGAGCCAGGACGCTGATAAATTTGGCTGGCTCCTTTTTCATCACAGCCTCGATAGCTGCCGCTCCGCCCTTCTCATAGGCGGAAAGCATCCCATCGAGAAAAGCCTCTGCAAGCTTCTGGCGGGCGCCTTTGGGCCTGCCGGCCGGATTACCTGATTGGCCAGGCTTCCATGCATACTGCTTTAGACGATCCGCGCTGCTGCGGCGCTGTTGCAGCACTGCTGCAGGCTGCTGCTCCGGTGTTCTTTCAACTGATTGCGCTTGGAGCTTGGGCTTGTCCGGTAGCGGCGGAGTACTAACAGACTCCGTCTGCATTCAACCCCCCCTTATGCGGACCGGCACAAGCACTTAGTAGTGGGCGGCCTTTTTACTGCCCTTCTTACGGGCAGCAGCCCGTCCAGCCTTTACGTGCTCTTTGTGCGATTCGTGATCAGTGTGCTTGCCATGAGCATTATGG